AAGATGCCCTCTTCGATCTTGAACACATGACGGGGCATTGGTGACCTCCTCGGTCAGCAGGTGGCGACGGCCGTCTCGACCGTGACCTCATAGGCGGGGACGTTGGTGTTGCCGGCCAGGGCGACCACCGAGGCGGTCACGGCGGTGACGGCGAGGGCGACGCCCTGGAACGTGCGCACGCGGGTGCCGCCGCACGCCGTGATGACGGCATCGACGTGCTTGTCGAGCTCGTCCTGGGCGTCGTCGGACTGCGGCCGCCCGCACACGTAGATCACGAGCGACACGTCGAAGACGACGCCGGTGGTGGCCGACGGGAACGCCGAGCCGCGCCCGACGACGAGGCACGGGTACGCCGCCACGTCGGCCGGCACGTATTCGTACACGTCGCCCAGCTGCTCGGCCCGCAGCAGCCCGGCGACAGCGGCACGCAGCTCGCTGATCACGCCACACCGGCCCTCGACATGTCGCGGTACGGGGCGATCTGGGCCTCGACGTCGGGATCGATCGTCGACACCCGCACGGCGAAGCCCTCGGCGCCGAAACCCTCGACGCCGGTGGCCGAGGTGCGCCGCTTGTAATAGCGGTTGGCCTGCAGCAGCACGGCGTACTGCACCGCCGAGCGTCCCCACGCGTGCTCATACACCTGCGGGCGGATGACGTCGGTCGCCGCCTCGAGGGCCCACGAGAGCAGATCGTCGTCGTTCGTGTTGCGCGCGCCGATGAGCTCGCGCAGCGAATCGAGCGACGCCTCGACGGCCATTACTCGACCACCACCGCCACCGAGCGCGTCATCGCGTCGACGTGCGCCTGCACGGCCATCGTGCCGGCGGCGTCATAGGTGTGGCCGGTCGGGTTGGCCGAGTTGATGGCGCTCGAGGTGACGTGCCCGTCGCCGAAATCCCAAATGACGCCGACCGGCGGCATGACTGAGTCGCCGTTCGACCGCTTCAGCTGGAATTCGTAATCACGGCCGGCGTGACCGTACGTGATCACGACGTCGCTGGCCAGACCGGGCGGCGTGTCGAGGCCGGGCCCCGACTCGTCGGCGCGGACCACCTCCTGGTTGGGCCAGTCCCAGATCTGGCCGGCCACGTCAGCTCGACTTCTTGTCGTGAGCGCCGGCCTGCTGCTCGGCGGCCTCACGCTTGCGGTCGACCTCCTCGGTCGGGTCGGCTGCCGGCGGCGCGGCCTGCGCCTGCTCGGCGACCTGCTCCTCGGCCCGCTTGATGCGGCGCTCTTGATCTTCGGCCGCCGTCAGCGGGCCCGACTGCTCCTCGGCGCTGCTGCTCTTCGATGCCATTGCAAACCTCCTAGGCGTGCGCTCCAGCGGCCCATGCGGTGCCGCTCCAGTTGAAGGCGAAGCCGTTGACGCTCATCGACTGCCCGGTCGTCCAGGCGGTCGTGGGCGACACGGCGAAGCCGAGCCCGGCGAGCCGGCCGGCGTTGGTCGCGTCGCTGGCCGTGATCGTCGGATAGCCGGTGAACACGTCGCCGGTCTGAGCCACGCCCGGCTGGGCGCCGGGCGGGTTGGTGCCGGTGTCGCTGGTGGTGTTGGTGCCGGGCCCCGAACGGTCGGCGCGCACCAGCGACTGATTCGGCCAGTTGTGTTGGAGCCCGGCCACGACTACGCCGTCAGCTTGATGATGGCGGCGGCGACGAGCACGCTGATCTGGAAGTAGCCGGCGTAGGCGACCTGCACGCCGAGCACCGACGGCTCGATCACCTGCAGGGCGCCGATGCGCTGCTCGTACGCTCGAGCGGCCGAGGCGTTGATCAGCAGCGCCGTGCCGGCGGCCAGGCCGTAGGACATGACCACGGTGACACCGGAGATGGTGCCCATTGCGCCCGAGCCGAGATCGGCGGCCTGGAAGCCCGACGACACCGCCGGGTTGATCGGGGTCAGCGGCGTGAACAGCGGCCCGATCGCGCCCATCATGTCGGGGCTCACGAGCAGCAGGAAGCGGCCCGAGCCCGGCGTCGCGGTGTAGGCGGCGCCGACGGCCTTCCACACCGACGCCATCACCTCGGCGGCCGTCGAGCTCGTCGAGATCACCGGCGTCTGGGCGGTGGCGCCGGCCTTCAGGGCGACGGCGGTGACCGTCTCGGTGTCGATGGCGTACTGCCCGGCCAGATCGTTGATCACGAGATCCATGATCTGGGGCACCGACCAGTCGATGTCCTGGCGGCTCACGTTGACGTAGCCGCCGTAGGTGTTCATCGACACGCTGATGCGGTCGATGAGCATCTTTCGGCTGGTGAGCTCGGCCTTCTCGGCCGACTGCAGCCCGGTGTCGGTGTGCTGCGTCACGCGCGGGATGACGAAGCGACCCCCGGGCATCGGCGTCACGCCGAGGGCGTTGACGATCGGGCGGCTGGTGTCGATGAAGTTGAGCAGCGGCCCGACCACGGGCTCGGGGATGATGCCGAGGTTGTCCGCCGTCGTCTGGTGGGCCGCGACGCGGTGGTACACCGAGAGGCGGTCGCGGGCGTCCTCGACGCCGACGGCAGCTGCCCACCGGTCGATGAAATACGAACCGGCCGAGCGGTACTCGACGGTGCTGGTGGCGGCGTGCGGGCTGCGGGCGGCGGCGAGATCGGCTTGGATGCCGGCCATGCGCTCGCGGGAGACGGCCGACACGCGGGCCGACTCCTGCAGCGGGGCGATCAGCTGGTTGAGCGTCGCCATCCGGTCGCTGTTCTTGGTGATCAGCTCGGATTCGTTGGATGTGATGTCGCGGCCGGCCGCTTGTTCGAGCAGGTGATCGATGAAGCTCTGTCGCTCTTCGACCTCGGCCTGGTACTGACTGATGAGGATGTCGGTGGATGCCACGTCGGGCTCCTTGCGCGGGAATGCAGGGATGTGCCACGAGGTTCGGCGATCACGCTCGACAACAGCCGGAAGTCCGTCAACGGCTGGAGCGGTCGGCTCCTACGGGGGAGGACTGTAGCCCTTCAGCTGGCCACGCTCCAGCAGCATGGCCGTGACGGCGTCGCGGTTGGGCGTCGATGACACCTCGAGCTCGGGCGCCGCCGGCTCGGCCGCCCGGCGCACCTCGAGCACCCGCGCCCCTTCGTAGGCGCCGTCAGCGGTCAGGCCGAGGTGGTGCAGCCAGGCCTTGGTGATGCGCCGCTTGGCGCGGTTCTCGGTCCACTGCTCGCCGCCCTCCATCGGCAGGAAGCCGACCGAGGCGTCGAGCACGCCGTCGGCGGCGAGCTCGAGGGTTTCGTCGCCGAGCTGCGTGCGCGACACGCGCAGCTCGGCGACGAGCGCATCCTCGCGGTCCGAGTGCCACACGTCGACCCGCCCGACCGGCGCCCCGATGACGTGCTCACGGTTGACGCGGATGCGCCCGTTGCGGTGCTCGAGCCCGGCGAAGCTGCCCGGGGCGAAGCTCTCGAGGAAGCGGCCGCCGGCGCGCGACGTCTCTTCGTCGTAGGGCATGGCGACGATCGTGATCATGCGGTCGGGGAAGCGCACCTCGGTGATCGGTCCCGAGGCGCGGCGAACCTCGACCTCGCCCGTGCTGATGCCGGGCAGCTCGTCGATGATGGTCACTGCAGTACCCCTGACGTGAGAGTCGCCGAGGGGCCGGCGACGTTGTAACGCTCGATCTCGCGAATCTCATCGGCGTCGAGCACGCCGATGGTGCTGAGGATCTGCCACGTCTGGGCCCGCTCGTAGGGCCCGGGCCGCACGAGCTCGTCGCGGTTGAGCTCGACGGCGGTCCCGCGCGGCAGGGCCCAGCCCGACAGGGCCTGCATCACGAGCGACGCCTTGGTCTTCAGCCCGACGCGCCACCAGTAGTCGAAGATGCTCGAGACATTGGCGTAGGTCATCGAATCGCCGCCCGAGGGCAGGCCGGCGATGAACGGTGGCACCTGCAGCAGCACGGCGATCCGGCTCTCGTTCCACTGGGCCAGGTCGACGAACGCCATGTCTTTCGGCGACACGCCGAGCACCTCGAACTCGACGCCGCCCGACAGCACGGCCGGCAGGCCCATCGCCGACATGCGCGACTCCAGCCAATTGGCTTTCAGGTCGTCGGCCTGCGTCTTGTCGAGGTTGCCGGGGTGCTTCAGCACGGCCGGCGGCACGCCGCCCGCGGTCGCCAGCTGCGAGGCGTAGCGGGCCAGGGCGTTCG